AGGCCGGGACGTCTGCCGACTCGGTCCAATTGTTCCGCCGGTGGGCGTTCATCGGGTCAATGGTCTTGATCTTTATCGCTGCCACTGGAAACGCCCTCTCAGAAGCGGTCATTCAGGCCTGGAGAGAAGACAACGAGACCCAAAAAGAGGAATTCTATCGTGATAAACCTGATAAGGGGAGCATGTCTGGGGACCGTCCTGTTGGCATTATCCGTGATGAGTGGCTGCGCGAGTCTGAGCGGCGAGGATGGGCTTGATACCCGTCAGCTGGCGGTGCAGTACGCCACGCTGCGAGTGATTGCCGACAGCGACAGCATCGACAAGGGCCTGGTGCTGGAGCGAATCGAGCAGGCGCGAACGATCTTGGATGGAGAGCAGCTGGTATCGATCTCGAACATTCTCGATCAGGTCGTGTCGCAGAGCGAATGGGATGGCCTGGATACCCTTGATAAGGAATACCTCACTCTCCTGCTGCTGCAGGTGGAGAGCGCAAGCGTAGAGGTTGACCATGTTCTCGACGAGCGAAACCGGGTGCGTCTGCTAACGGTACTGGACTGGATCGAGGAGGCCGCCAAGCGTGCAGGTTAAGTTCATCACAGACCTGGTGACCATCCGCCCTGGAGAAGGGGCGGATATTTCACATATCACCACCAAGGGTCCAAAGCGTCAGCTGTTCCAAGACTTCAGCGTTGAGGTGTCAGAGGAGAGCGGGAAGGTAACGACGATCACAGTGCCCAAGGGCTTTGTGTTCGACGGCGCCAGCATCCCACGTCTCCTCTGGCTCTTGTTTCCGCCCGGTTACGGTCCCGCGCATCGAGCGGCTGCTATCCACGACTATCTCTACAATTATGGGTACAACCATTACTCGAAGCGGTATGCAGACGATCTCTTCAGGGCAACTATGCTCGCTGATGGGGCAAACCCATTTATTGCCTGGGCCTTCTGGCGCGCAGTCAGGCTCGGCGGCAAGGGAGGATGGGCTCGTGTCTAAGGCAGCCGATCAACTCAAGAAAGCCGGTGAGGGCACCAGGAAGCAGGCCGAAGGTCTCGGCTATGGTGTCGCTATCATGATTCCATGGGTACTGAATGACCTGCTCAACCTGAATGTGCCGGAGCATATCGAGCAGTTCCTCGCTGCCCTGGCACTGAGTATCGCGGTAAGAATACGAGGACGGCTATGAGAATGACGAGGAGGCAGCAGACCATCGCGCTCCTCGTCTACCTCGCAACCGTCCTGGTGATCACAACCATCATTGCGATGATCATTGGCTGGTGGAGTAGACGCAGGGGTACGATCCATGTCACTACGGGAATACAGTTCACTCGAAATGATCGCAGAGATACTTCGCAGAGAAGGGACACTGAGAGCTCCCAAGTTCCGACAGTTCAGCGAGACGTGTCGTGAGGCCTACGTGGCGATAGGGACAAGCGAGAACGTCTTCATCACGCTGCCGGTCGAAGGGGTCGATCAACTCGAAGAGCTCTACGGTGTGAGCATTCAGTGACCATCCGCCCCCTTGGTAGGGGCACAGCATCACAAGGGGTACACAACATGAGCACCACACGACCACGTCGACACCTCGATATGTCCAACTACACCGACGCTGAGCTGGTAGCAGAGCTCCTGGCACGACATAAGCCAGGCCCTGCACCACTCACCCGTCAGTTCTTAGGAGACTGGCTCGAGGTAGGCGTCGGCATCAGCCCAGACACCACCTGCATTGTCTCTGTACCCGACGACGCGGTAGAGGAGATCAACCGCCAGACAGGCCGGGACTTCCGCCCCAGCAACGTCAGTCGCACCGTAGAGCGCTACGGCAGGGTGGGAAGCTTCGAATGATTCTTAAAGTGAGCCAGAATCACTTTAAGAACTGAGACAATGTCTGTACAGCTCACCCCCGTAAGTTCAATAAGGTCTCGGATATACGGGGGTGAGACTTAACTAAAGATCAGAACGGCACCGAATCTTGTACAATCGTCCTGAATGACGCTTCTGCGAGGCGATATCCAAGACGAAGAGGACTGCACCATGCCTAAGATCAAGCCAGACAACCAGGAGAACTTCGCGCAGCACTACGCCCTGCATCATGACGGTGCCAAGGCCTATCGGCATGCGTACCAGACCGAAGGACAGAAGGACTCGACGGTCTATGGGAAGGCTTCTCAACTGCTACACACTCCCAAGGTGGCCCAAAGGATTTCTGAACTGCGGGAGAAGATCTCCACTGTGGCCGACAAGAAGTTCAGCGTGGATGCCGAATTCGTGCTCGAGCAGCTGTACGATGCGGTGACGCTCGACGTCGCTGACATCCTTCGGGACGACGGTCGAGTGAAGCCGATCAGTGAGTGGCCCAAGCCGTGGAGAATGTGCATCCAGGGCCTGGACGTGGTCGAACTGGTGGGGAAAGATGCCGAGCCCGCTGCGATTATCAAGAAGCTCAAGCTGCCTGACCGTTCCAAGTACCTCGATATGCTTGGCAAGCACGTCAATATCGGCGCCTGGAAGGAGAGCGAGCTGGGCAAGGATGTTGGCCGCGGTATCGGCGAGCTCCTGGCTGAGGTACGAGCGGAGCGCTCGCGCTGATGGATTCCCGGGCCACGATGATGAAGATGGGCGACTTCTACCTCAAGGCGCTGGACGAGGATCGCCTGATTGAGCGCGAGGACATCGTCGAGGCCCTGGCAAACAAGTGGTTCCGGCTCAATGCCCTGTACTTCATCAAGGACAAGGCGGGTAACAAGGTGCCGTTCATGGCCAACAGTGCGCAGCGCCGCCGGTTCAAGTATCGGCACTGCCGGGATCTGATCCTGAAGGCTCGCCAGCTGGGCTTCACCACGTTCGAAATGCTGGACGCCCTGGACGACTGCTTGTTCACCGATAACTTCAACTCAGGCGTGATCGCGCATAAATTGGACGATGCCCAGGATATTTTCAGGAACAAAGTTCTGTTCGCCTATAACAATATCTCCGCTGCCTGGCGGGGGGTCTTCGCTGAGATCGGCCTCACCCTGCCGGTTCCCAAGAGCGAGACCACTGGGCGCCTGGTGCTCTCCAACGGCTCAAGCATCAACGTGAGCACGTCCTATCGTGGTGGCACCCTGCAGCGGCTGCATGTATCAGAGTTCGGCAAGATCTGCCGACAGTACCCGGACAAGGCCCGCGAGATCGTCACCGGCGCCTTCGAGGCGGTCGGCATCGGTAACCAGATCACCCTGGAGTCAACCGCAGAAGGCCAGGAAGGCTACTTCTACGACTACTCGATGGCGGCCCAGCGGCTCGAGGAGCAGGACAAAGCCCCGACCGCGATGGACTTCAAGCATCACTTCTTCCCCTGGTGGGAAGAACCTGAGTACCGCATGGATCCAGAGGGCGTCATCATCCCGAGCAGGCTGCTTGACTACTTCGAGCAGCTCGAGGTGAAGGAAGGCGTCCCGACCGATGCTGGCCAGCAGGCCTGGTACGCCAAGAAAGAGGCTGTGCTGCAGGACGACATGAAGCGGGAATACCCGTCCACGGCAGCCGAGGCATTCGAGCAGTCCATCGAGGGCGCGTACTACGCCAGGCAGATGACCGACATGCGCAAAGAGGGGCGCCTCACCAGTCGTGTGCAGCACAACCCAGCGCTTCCGGTATACACCGCGTGGGATCTCGGCATGAACGATGCGATGTGCATCTGGTTCGTCCAGGTCGTGGGTCGAGAGGTCCATGTCATCAACTACATGGAGGAGTCAGGCGAGGAATTCGAGTTCTATGCCGAGAAGTTCCGTGAGCTTGAGCGCGAGGAAAGCTATCACTTCGTGCCTGGTGGTCACTTCGGGCCTCATGACCTAGCTGTCAGGGAGCTGGGCTCTGGTCGCCGTCTCGATAGCGCCAGGGCACTGGGTATCTCCTTCGCCGATCCTATCCCTCGGGTATCCAACCAGATGGAAGGTGTCGCAGCCGTCCGCCGGTTCCTGCCAGTCTGCTGGATCGATGAGGAAGCCTGTCATGATGGCGTCAGGGCTCTCGACTCATACCGCAAGGAGTGGGACGACAGGCTGGGACGCTTCAAGGATACGCCCCGGCATGACTGGGCGAGCCATGGCTCCAAGGCATTCGAAACCCTGGCCAGGTCAGGTATCATTGAGGTCGCTTCACGCGGCTCGGTATTCGGAGGGCCGCCAAGGGGCAAGAAGGTCGCCGGGAAGAAATGGGCTGCGCACACGTAAGGGAAAATCAGACCCCGCAGGGACTGAGACCAACCCCACCAGACAGGAACCCCATCATGGCATTGATTACTCATACGGTAACGCGACAGTTAAGCGGCTCTGGAGCCCTGGCTGTCATTGGTATGCCTCCCGAGGCACAGGAGGGTGATCTCGCCGTCCTGGTAGCCACGGCAGACGATAGCGGCAACGTCATCACCCTGCCGGAGGGTGTTACCCAGGTATTCAGCGGCGACGTCCCGAACAACCAGGTTGGCGCTACCAAGATGGCAGTCGGCCTCACCAGGCTGGGAGCTAGCATCCCCGGCGACTACGAGGTCACCTTCGGTATCTCGGACGCTCACACGGTATCGCTCACCATCTTGCGCGGCGTCGATGTGATCAAGCCCGGAAACCCCGAGTTCAGCTATGTGGTGCGCGGCCCTGCTGACGACCGGGGCCTCCCTCCCTGCCCCAGTGTGACCACGACCGTCGACGGCTGCGGTGTGCTCAACATCGTTTCCGACTCCCGCGGTCCCGCCTATAGCGGCATGGACTGGGACGATTACTACCATCCCCCCAGTGGGATTACCGAGATCGCGGACGTCAACGAATACGCTGGCACCGGATACTCTGGCCACGCGGTAGGCTTCACCCTGCAGGATGCCGCCGGTGATACTGGTGAGCAGACCTGGAGCAGCATCGACAACAACGATGGTGGGTTCGCCGGGACGCTGGTCCTGTACCCCCTCGTTGAAGAGGAAGAGCCGGTAGAGCCAGACCCCGAGTCGGATCCTGAGCCCGAGCCCGAGCCCGACCCAGATGACCCGACTGTCGGTCCCAAGGGTGAGAAGGGTGACCCAGGCCCTGCACCGCAGATGCGCACCGAGGGTGACACTGTCCAGTGGAAGCACGAGGACATGACCGCCTGGCAGAGCCTCTTCACCACCCCCGTCAATGGCGGTGGCACCGGTGGCAGCAGCAGTCGCCGGTACGTCAGCAATAGGCAGATGGGTATCCAGGCCACCACCGACCCCGAGCTGGGTCGTCAGCGCCTGCAGCAGTTCGTCGACCAGTGCGCGAGCGACAACGTCATCGGGTACATCGATTCCGAACGCTGGGCGATCAATAACACGGTGTTCATGCCTGAGCGACTTCGCCTCGTTGGCCGGGGTATGTGGAATACGACCATCGACTGCGGGGAGGAGTGGGACAACGATAGTTTCTACGCCTTCCGCATGACCGCAAGCCGTAACAACGTGATCTCGATCAACCCGTACCTGGCCGACTTCGGCGTCATTGGTGCCGACAAGACCCGTCGCGACGATGGCCCGCTGATTCGCCTCGATGGTGTCGAGGACGCGGTAATCGAGCGTCTGCGCCTGGAAGATCCGAGCTCCTATGGCCTGTTTATCTCCGGGTACGGTATCGGTGACTACACCAACGACATCGAATCCGACATGTGGAACAGCACCCACCGGGTGACGGTGCGCGACTGCCTGGCGCTGCGTGGCCAGATCGGCTTCGGCACCGAGGGCGGGGCAGAGAACGTCCTGTTCCATCGCTGCCATAGCATCGGCAACTACAACACCAGCGGATGGGGCCTGCACGGCTACCGTTCGGCCTCTGGTCGCAACGTGCGGTATGACTCCTGCACCGCGCATGGTTACCGGAACGGCTTCCTGCTCGACCGTTACAAGCACATGCAGTACACCAACAACAAGGTGACTCAGTGCCGCAACGGTATCGCCATGGGTAGCTACTACCCGGATGACCAGGATGTCAGCCACGATGTCCGCATCATCAACAACTACTTCCACTGCGTGGAGGAGAATGGCAGCAGCCCGCTCGGCATCAACGACTACTACATCAGCAGCCGTGAATGCCATGGAGTTGTCGTCCAGGGTAACGTCACGAAGGGTGCCTCTCACCTGCGCTTCGGTCAGTCCAAGCGGCTGATGGTAACTGGTAACGTATCCTCCGATGGCCAGGCAGAGATCATCACCTCTCATGCCGCAACCGGCCTGGTAGCCAACAACGTGATGGAGCTTGGCCAGAAGGCCGATGGCATCATCGATGGGGGCAACAACGTCGTAGTGTGATATTCAGTGGAGGCTGCCATAGGGCGGCCTCCCTTGCTATTAGTGAAGAGGGGCAGCTCTATATGCGACAATGCGACACAAATATCGGAGACGGGCCATGCACGCACGAGATCTAGTTCAATCGAGCAACCGCGCCTTCAAGCTGACCGGCTACACCGCCGATCAGGTCACAGGCATGATGAAGGATGTCGGTAAGCAGTTCGCCGAGGAACTGAACAAGCAGGGCATGGCCCATCCAGCCAGTCGTAACCGGCATGACGTCGGCCCTATCCAGATCGATCAGGGCGTCGTCCGTGATGTGCCGTCCAAGCCCGAGCCTGTCGTCATCCTGTCGTTCGGCACGCATGACAACCTCGGCATCAAGATCAACATCAAGATGATCGACTTCCTGCAGAATCCGAAAGCCTACGCTGACGACATCTTCAAGCACCTGGCTCCTATGCGCCGCAACGCCTTGCGCCTGCGCCGCGACACGAAGGCCTTCAACGAGCGCGTCTACAAGGCCCTGACGGAGGTCCGCACCAATGGCTGACATCGGTCTGCTTCAGTATCGATCCAGCGGTGAGCTCTACGCCGAAGAGCAGGAAGCCGAGCGACTCGAGGATGAGAGCCGCCGGAATGAGCGCATCGAATCCTCTATCGAATCTCACATTATGCGCGCCTGGTCCAATAACAAGATGGCCAAGCAGGATGTCGAAATCAGACTGGTTGACTGCCTGCGCCGCCGGAAGGGCGAATACTCGCACGAGAAGCTGAAGCAGATCTCGGAGGAGGGTGGCTCTGCCATCTTCATGATGATCACCGCTACCAAGTGCAGGGCCGCGGGCTCGTGGATCAGGGACATCCTGATGCCAGCGAACGAGAGCCCATGGGGCCTTGACCCCACGCCGGTGTCCGAGGTGCCTGATGAGTTCCTGAAGCCCGTCGTCATGCAGATCCGCCAGGAAATGATCCAGGCGCAGCAGCAAGCGCAGGAGCAGGGCGCCCAGCTGGACATGGCAGGCCTCATCGAGGAAGCTCGCAAGCGCATCATGAGCGAGGCCCAGGAGAAGGCTGAGGAAGCAGCAGAGCGCCACGAGAAGCTGATCGCTGACCAGCTGGCCGAGGGTGGCTGGGACGAAGGGCTCGAGTCATTCATCGACGACTTCACCACCTATCCCGCAGCCATCATGCGTGCGCCGATCATCCGGCGTGTGCCTACCCTGCAGTGGCTCGAGGGCTGGCAGCCGATCAAGGGGTATGAGAATCGCCCCGAGTATGACCGGGTCAGCCCCTTCGATATCTACCCGAGCGCTGACAGCACCAACACCGACGACGGCACCAGCATCATCGAGCGCTACGACTTCCGCCGTGGTGAGCTCGCCAACATGCGCGGCGTCAAGAACTGGTCGACCGAGAACCTTAACCGGGTGCTCGAGGAGCATGGCCGCAGCGGGCTGAAGAACCTGCTATGGGATGACAATGAACGTCGTCACCTGGAGGGGCGGCATCATGAGCTCTACACCGGATCCGAGACCATCGAGGGACTGATCTACTGGGGGAATGCGCAAGGCCTAACGCTCCTGCAGTGGGGCGTGCACCCTGACGAGATCGAAGACCCTCTCTCCGACTACCAGGTCGAAGCGATCCTGATCGGCGGTCACGTCGTGAAGCTGAAGCTCAACCAGGATCCCCTGGAGCGTCGTCCGTACCACCGCGCATGCTTCAACCCTGTGCCAGGTTCCTTCTGGGGTATCGCTATCCCAGAGCTGATGGCCGACGTGCAGGATATGTGCAACTCCACGGCTCGCTCCCTGGTGAACAACCTGGCCATGAGCTCAGGGCCTCAGGTTGAGGTGTACGAGGACCGCCTGAACCCGTCAGAAGACCCGACCGACATGTACCCCTGGAAGGTATGGCGCACCAAGGACAACCCTATGGGGTCTGGTGCCAACCGAGCGGTCAACTTCTTCCAGCCCAACTCAAACGCCAACGAGCTGCTGGGCGTATACGAGGCCTTCGAGATCAAGGCTGACGACGCGACCAACATCCCGCGCTACAGCTATGGTAACGATCAGGTGGGTGGAGCCGGACAGACCGCCTCTGGCCTGGGCATGTTGATGGAATCCGCCAACAAGGGGATCAAGGACGCCGTTCGCCATATCGACCGCGGCGTCATCCGCCGGGTT